ATCAAAAGACCAGAGACACCATACTCTGATGGACCACCTTGTATAGAATTGATGGCACAAAATAAAATAGGTGAAGGTGGTAGAAACAATGCATTGTTTCATTATGGTGTGTATGCAAAATCTAAATGGCCAGAGAATTGGAAGACAAAGATTATGTTGTTCAACGAAAGTGCAATGGAACAACCACTATCAGATACAGAAGTAAATATAATTACAAAACAACACGATAAAAAAGATTGGGGTTACAAATGTGGCGACCAACCAATGTGTAGTTTATGTGATAAAAAATTATGTAAGTCTAGAAAGTTTGGTATAGGGCAAGAGATAATATTTCCTAATCTTACAGATCTGCAAGTCGTTAACCTGGAGGAGCCATACTATTACATGAACGTAGATGGTGACAGATTATATCTAGACTCAGCAAAACATCTAACAAATCAAACTATGTTTCAAGAAGAATGTGTGAAGCAATTACGATTAAATCCACCAACATTAAAAACAAATGATTGGAAGAAACTTACAAACATATTATTAACAAATGCAGAGATTACAGAACCTGCAGAAGGCACAAGCACAAAAGATATATTAAGAAATTATCTAGAAGATTATTGTGTAAACAGAATACAAAAAGATGATTACGATGATTTACGAAATGGTGGTACGTATACTAAAGATGGCTATCATCACTTTGTATTTGACAACTTCTTCAACAACTATCTGTCAAGAAAACATTGGAAGGTGCCATACCAAAGAACATCACAAATGTTAAAAGACAATCTAAACTGCACAACTAAACGTGTAGGTAGACACAAACTATCTGTATTTGTTGTGACTAGATTTGACAAGAAGACTGAAACATACAAACCAAAAACATTTAAGCAGGAGAACTATTAGTGAGATATATAATTTATGGTCCTCCAGGCACAGGTAAAACACATACATTACTTGGACACATAGAAAGTTTTTTGGAATCAACACCACCAGATCAGATAGGTTATTTTACATTTAGTAAGAACGCTGCAGGAGAAGGTAAACAAAGAGCTGTAGATAAATTTAAATTATCTTACGATGATTTACCATACTTTCAAACACTACATTCGTTTTGTTTTAATCAGTTGGGTATAAATAAAAACCAGGTGATGCAACCAAAACACTATAGAGAACTATCAGAAAAGATGGAAATAGAATTAGATTTTAATCAAAAGCAAGACGAAGACTATGATGGTGTGTTTTATTCTACAGATCCATACATACAAATAATAAACTTAGCACGATCAAAAGAATTAGATCCTATAAAGTTTTATCATCTTGCAAACAACTCAAAGATATCACTAAATAAATTAAAAATAATTGTAGAAGAATTAGAAAGATACAAAGAACAAAATGGTTTGATTGACTTTCCTGACATGCTAGAAAAATTTTTAAATAGTGGTGAGGCACCGCGACTACGAGTTATGTTTGTTGATGAGGCACAAGATCTAAGTTTAATACAATGGAGATTAGTAAAAAAAATAGAAGAGAAATCTCAAGACTCATACATATCAGGTGACGATGATCAGGCCATATACAAATGGAATGGTGCACATGTAAATACATTTATAAATTTAGAAGGTGAAAGAACTGTATTAGATCAATCACAAAGAGTGCCACAAAAACCTTTTGCATTAGCAAACAGATTAATAAAAAGAATTACCAACAGAGTAGAAAAAGAATGGTTACCAAAAGAAGATGAGGGATCTGTACAACGATGTAATACTTTACACGATGTTAACTTTAAACAAGGTAAGTGGCTAGTGTTAGCACAAGCTAATTACATGTTACCAGAGATAGGTAATATACTTGATGAAAAAAATTTGTATTGGCAGAGAAGAAACTCTGCACCTGCAATAAAAAATTTATATACAATTATACAAAAATGGAACGACTTAACAACAGGTATACCCTTACCATATAGTGATTGTAAAAAAATATTTAACAAGATGAGTAAAAACTGGGACAAGAAATTATTTAAAAGTATGGTCAAAGATGGTTTCTATGACATAGATACTTTGAAAGAAAAGTATGGACTACAAACTGAGGCTGCATGGTATGAAGCTTTAGATGAATTAGGTGATCAACACATAACAAAGATTAGAAAATTAATAGATTCTGGTGAAGACTTAACTAAAAATCCTAGAATAAAAATATCTACGATACATGGTGTCAAAGGTAATGAAAGAGAAAATGTAGTTGTGACTACAGACTTAGCCGGTGCAGCGTTTGATGAGTATCAAAAAAACTCTGATGACATGAACAGACTATTCTATGTTGCATGTACAAGAACAGAAAGAAACTTATACATAATCGAACCACAAACAAGGAAGGCATATAGTCTATGAGTAAAGTATGGGACAAGCAGCACGGCGGGAGTCACTATCAAAAATATAAAATTCAACCAAGTAAGTTTGTAGTGGAGAATGAATTGCTATATCCTGAAGGTTGTGCTATAAAGTATATCATTCGTCATCGTGACAAGAATGGGAAAGAAGACATATTGAAAGCTATACATTTTTTAGAAATGATACTCGAGAGGGATTATAATGAAACAGATATTTAAACCACAAACAGAATGGATACCACCAGAGTCTTTTCCTGATCTATCAAAGTATGATGAGATCGCAATTGACCTGGAGACAAAAGACCCGGAACTAAAAACTATGGGCTCTGGATCTGTAACAAGTAGAGGACACATTGTAGGTATAGCTGTAGCTGTGCATGATTGGGCAGGATACTATCCGATACGTCACGAAGGTGGTGGTAACATGGACCATGGAATGGTCACGAGATGGTTTCAAAGCGTACTAAAAACACCTGCAACCAAGATATTTCATAACGCTATGTACGATGTATGCTTTTTAAGGGCTGAAAGGTATAAAATACAGGGTACCATCGTAGATACCATGATTGCTGGCTCTCTCGTGGACGAGAATCGCTTTCGATACGATTTAGGTAGTTTGGGTCGGGATTATGTCGGAATCGGCAAAAATGAGGCTGTATTGAAGGAAACTGCGGACCATTGGGGCATCGATCACAAGGCAGAGATGTATAAACTACCTGCAATGTATGTAGGTGAGTATGCAGAGCAAGACGCAGTGTTGACGTACAAACTTTGGCAAGAGATGAAGAAAGAAATTATAAGTCAAGATATCGAAGACATCTTCAATCTTGAAACAGAACTATTTCCATGTCTTGTTGACATGAGATTCTTGGGTGTACGTGTTGATATGGATGCAGCTCACAGACTCAAAGAAGAATTAGTTGCTGAAGAAAAACAATGTTTACAGCAAGTGTACAAAGAAACTGGTATTGATGTACAGATATGGGCAGCGAGAAGTATTGCTGAAGTATTTAAGAAAAGAAACTTACCATTTGAACGCACAGCCAAGACAGGTGCACCAAGCTTTACTAAAAACTTTTTACAGAATCAAACTGATCCTGTTGTAAAAGCAATTGCACATGCAAGAGAGATAAACAAATCACATACAACATTTATAGATACAATATTAAAACACTCACACAATGGTAGAATACATGCTGAGATTAATCAGATAAGATCAGATCAAGGTGGAACTGTGACTGGTAGATTCAGTTATAATAATCCAAACTTACAGCAGATACCAGCACGTAACAAGGAACTCGGACCACGGATCAGAAGTTTGTTTATACCTGAAGAAGGTATGACGTGGGGTTGCTTTGACTACTCACAACAAGAGCCAAGACTTGTTACACACTACGCAGCTCTCGATGGATTGTATGGTGTAGAAGAAGTATTAGATGCATACAATGGTGGTGAAGCAGACTTTCACCAGATTGTGGCTGAGATGGCTAACATACCAAGATCACAGGCCAAAACAATAAACCTTGGTTTGTTTTATGGTATGGGTAAAAATAAATTACAAGCAGAGCTGGGTGTATCGAAAGAGAACGCTGAAGATCTATTTAGAACTTACCATGACAAGGTACCTTTCGTTAAGATGTTAATGGAAAGTGTTATGCGTAGAGCACAAGATCGTGGTAGAGTTAGAACTTTATTAGGTCGAAGATGTAGGTTTGATTTATGGGAGCCTAATCAGTTTGGTATACATAAAGCATTGCCACATGAAGAAGCGCTCGCGGAACACGGACCAGGGATCAAACGAGCATATACATACAAAGCTTTGAATAGATTGATACAAGGATCAGCTGCTGACATGACAAAGAAAGCAATGGTAGAATTACACAAGGAAGGCATCACACCGCATATACAGGTGCATGATGAACTTGATATATCTGTTGTCAATCCATTGGAAGCAGCGAAGATAAAAGATATAATGGAGTCTGCTGTTGAATTAGAAGTACCTAACAAAGTAGACTATGAATCTGGACCAAATTGGGGTACAATAAAATGAGGATAAATTATGGCATACTTAAATGTAAACATACCACCAACTTATGCACAGATAAGGAGAGAATATTTATATGATCTTAAAAAACATAGGGGAGAAGTTGAAGACTGCATTATCTTTGGTCTTAGCGCTCTTACAGGTCGCGCTATACTATTTCATGCTATTATGGAAAACGGTGCAATATTTTATCGCTTACCAATTAGCGCGTTTATTCAAAAGGGATTTGACCCATCAAGAGTGCCCAGAAGAAGACTTGATGAACTACAGCTCTGGAATTGTTTTTCTTATTATCCTTCTGTTCATCGTTGGGATATATTAGACGGACAAGCCGGAAAGTATATAGGAAAAGATAAAAAATGGCACGCTGGTAAATACTTATTTACTGTTGACTTTGCGCATCCAGAGTCTAATATACTTGACACTGATCATTCAGAGATTCCGCACGAACACAAGTGCGCACACATAATTGAATTAGATGATGGCAATTATGCAGCACAACCTAACAATCGATGTATATGGGATATACCTTCTTTTACAGTGAAAGATGAAATCCCAGATTGGAAAGTGCAGACCTCTGAGTGGAATGTTGAAGATAGCAGGGCTTGGCGTACAGAAGATACAGACAGGTTCTTCTATGAAATCGAGGAGAAAAAAAATGATTAGTAAATTAAAAAACAAGGCTATGCACTACTGGTCTGATCACAAGATTGAAACTATTGTTTTTGTGATTTTAGTAGTAGCTTTAATAGTTAAATAGAATTATGGAGATAGCCAGGATGAATTACTACGCTACAGGCTTACTGATAGTGATGTTAACTATCCTGGCTTTTTGCGGAGGTCCACATGTCCAATAAACCACTAAACATATCTGAAGAGGCCGCCGTGCAAATGCCAATGAAGACGGTAGCTTCATTGATAATTATCGTAGCACTCGGCACCATGGGTTACTTTCAAATTATTGAACGTCTCAATGTTGCAGACACTCGTATACAGATCATGGAAAAAGATCTTGAAGAGAACACAGAGTTTAGAATCAAATGGCCACGAGGCCAACTTGGATCACTGCCCGCGGATTCTGAGCAATTTATGATGATTGAGGATTTGTACAAAACCACGGATAAGATTAACAAACACGTTGAAGATATGGCATTAAACAAAGTAAACATACAATTTTTAAGAACACAAATGGATAAGGTTCTTGCAGATATAGAAAAATTAAAAGATGCTAATCGTGAGATTGGTTATAAGAACGGGAGTTACTCACAATGATAGAGTCTGTGGTGGCCCTTTTGATGTTTGTAAACGGAGAGATCAAGGAGCACTTGGTGCAAAAAAACATGGCAGAATGTCTCCGCGGGAAGCGCCATGCTGAGAGACAATATAGCGAATCAGTATCCTATAAATGCTATAAGGGTAAGGCAGAGATAGAATTATACCAAGGAAGAAAATACATTAAAGCTTTAATCCTTGAATAAAAAGAAGAACCTAGTAGCTAAACATTTAAGAGATAGACGCTATCGTCAGATTGTGATAAGAAATAAGAAAGCTTATAACAGAAAAAAACATGAAGATTACAGCAGAGATAGTTAACGGAAAATGTCCAACGTGTGAAGAGTTTACAATGTTAGTTGGACTAACACCTGTTATGTATAGATGTATGAATTGTGGATCTGACTTAGAGCAACATGTAAATGGTAAAATAACTTATCTACCACACATTACACGTCCTAAAGACGCAGATCCATATGTAAAAGAATGGAAAGATGGCGAGAAAATTTAAAGCATATGTAGAAAGAGACAAGCCTAAGAAAAGAGGCGCACGTCAACATAAGAAAAATAAAAACAAACACGAAAAAAGACAGCAAAAACAGACACGATATAAAGGCCAAGGAAAGGGTTGACAAATATCCCTTGATATCCTATATATAATACATGAAAGAAAAAAGGAGAAAAACAATGCAAAAACTAACAAAAAAACAAACTAAAAAAATCAAAGATCAAATAATAATTGATTTTATTGATAAACATATGAGTAAGTTTGATAGACTAATGAATAAAGCGTCTAAAGAACTTTCAACAATGGGTCTAGGCTGTAGTGTTCATGCACTATCTTCACAGATAGTAAAACATATTGCAATGAATATGGCTGATTACTATGGTACTACTGAAAAAGTAAGAGATACTTTTCAAAGAGCTTTAGAAGAAGAAGCAAACCATAGATATATTCATGCTAAAATGGATAAAGAGGAAGCGCAGTTAAACTAATGACTAAAGAAAAAATAATAACAATCAAAGTAAATGGTGCCAGTCAAGGACAATGGTCAAACCTTTTACTTGAACTAAACTTAATAAGAAAAGCATGGAAAGCTTATGGTGTGGATATATCCTTGAAAGCACCTGGAATAAGATCTGTAATTGAATGGGGGACCAAAGTAAATGATTACACAAGACCATCTAGACGACCTGGCAAGAGAGTACAATCGAACCAAAGACCCAGAGCTTAAAAAGCTATGGCACGAGAAAGTAAAGGAATGGGCGAATGGACCTCATTATATTAAACGACGGATTGTATCAGTTAGTTCCGTTAACAAAAGAGATGATGGAACATATCTCGTTATTGGTAAAAGAGATTGATTGCTTTGATCTCTGTGACATACTACGTTTACACTTGACCACGTATCACGAATCATGGAACACGCACATCATGAATGATGGCAGCGGTCACTTCTATGGTTGTATCTGTAAATAAACCTACCCTTGAAGAGGGAAATTAGTAAGGGTAGGTAATGGTGAGAAGATTGAATTCCAGCACTATCAAAGAATTAGATTATTGTCAAATAGTATTATCAGGAGTACAATAAAATTTAATAAACATGCCATATTTATTAACATCGTTAGGACCAATTTCTTCCATTTTTACAATAGATTGTTCATACCCAAACATTAAACAATCGTATTGTGTATCGAAAGTAGTTGGCCATGGAAATGGTTGTAAGCAAGTTCCTGCAACCTGCGAACAAATTATTATACTTAGTAAAAATTTCATTGACAATCCTATATTATCACCTATATTACAGTTATTAATTATGAAAGGAAACACATGACAGACATGAGTAAATACAAAAATGTTTCTCTATCAAAAGAAACATACAAGGTTTTGGAGACGTTGTCGAAGGTTATATTGCCCGATGCAAAATTATCCGTCGCTAAAACAATTGAAACAATAGCAAACGAGAAAGCAAGAAAGTTAAATGGCAAAGTTAAAAAAAGTTAAACGAGTTCACATTTGTCCTACCTGTAAAGGTAATGGCTATATCAAAATACAAAATATTTATGATATAGAATTACAAGTACATCAGTGTTGGGACTGTGACTCAGAGGGAGAGTTTATAGAATATGTTACAGAAGATGATAATAATCTTGTTGATGATGGTGTTTCTGTCAAACTGCACTAAGTTAAAGTTTGATGGTTTTGACCCAACAACAGCAACAGTAAGATGGATAATACAAAATTCC